GGGTATACCCTTGATTCGCCTCTTCAGTTTACACTATTTTGGGGTAAATGTCAATAGCCGATGGTCGGGAAGTGGTTATCTTGCATTAGTGTGGGGAAGTTGCCACATGTTTAAAAAAGCACGATTTCTATACACGTTTTATAAATATGTTTAAAAATAGGCGTTTTGTGTTACATATATGTACTCAATATTGTACCAAAATAGATACAGATAAGTACTCATTAAAAAATAGCTTGACAATAAACTTTATTTATGCTATAATACTCCCTATCTGTCTTTCAAAGGCTGTATATCTTATGAGTAGAATTAGAACTGTTAAAGATTTAGCCGAAGCTGGTATATCAGCTAATGATATTGCTAAATACTTCGGTGTCACTAAAGATGCTCTAATGGCTGAACACTCAGAAACAATTAACACAGCAGCGATAAATAGAACGGTAGAAGTAGCAAACCATCTTTATATGATGGCTATGGATGGAAATGTGCAGTCCGCTATTTACTGGCTAAAATGCTTAGGTAAATGGGACGAATTGCCAAAAGCTAAAGAAGAGTTATCAATAGATGACAGCTTTGAAGCAATAACAGTAGAGATAATCCCAAATAAAGTATAATAAATCTTACATTATCCATAATAAGGTATTATAAATCTCACATGCCTAAATCAATTAAAATGCGAGTAACTGAACCACAAGCGGCGTTTCATTCGCTGACTTGTAAGTATCCTGCATTTGTAGGCGGTTATGGATCTGGTAAGTCTGAAACAATGTGCAATCAAGCTATTATTGATGCATCAATTAGTAAAGATGCTTTAATAGCACTATATGCGCCTACTTATGATCTTGTTCGATTGATATTAGCTCCTCGATTGATGTTGAAATTGTCTGATTTCGGTATTGAATATGATTATAATCAAACAAAAAATTTAATTGAAACTAAAACATCACAATTTGGAAATTTTATTTTAAGGTCGTTAGACAGTCCCGAAAGAATCGTAGGCTATGAATCATATAGATCTCATATAGACGAAATAGACATTTTACCAATAAAACAAGCTAATGAAGCATGGAATAAAATTTTAGGTAGAAATAGACAAAAAATACATGTTCCTGGTGCAATGAATAGAGTTTGTGCATATTCTACACCTGAAGGATTTAATTTCATGTATGATAGATGGGTAACTAAACAAGCTGATGGCTACGAAATGGTTAGAGCTTCTAGTTATTCTAATCCGTTCTTACCAGATGATTATATTAAATCTCTAGAAGATTCTTATGACAAAGAATTAGTAAAAGCGTATATCGAAGGTGAGTTTGTAAACTTACAATCAGGTGCAGTTTATAAATCATATGATAAAGACGCTCATAATAGTACAGAAAAAATGTTACCTAATGAAAATCTTTTTGTGGGTATGGATTTTAACGTCACCAAGATGGCTGCTACTATTGCAGTATGGAGAAATGGTAATAAAGAACTTCATGTAGTCGACGAACTTAAAAATATTTATGATACTCCGGCGATGATTAAAATATTAAAAGAAAGATTTTTAGGTCATCATATTATTTGTTATCCTGATGCTTCGGGCGTGAGTAGACATTCTACAAATGCAAGTGTTAGTGACATTGCTTTGTTGCAACAAGCAGGATTTGAAATTAGAGCGCCTAGAAAAAATCCTTTAGTGAAGGATCGAATAATAGCGGTCAACCAAGCATTTAGTTCAGGTAAATTATATATCAATAAGCTTTTGTGTCCTACCGTTTCAGACTGTTTGTTACAACAAGCGTATAGTGAAAACGGAGAGCCAGACAAGAAAAGTGGTAAGGATCATCAAAATGATGCAACTGGATATATAATAGCCTACGAAATGCCTGTGAGAAAGCCTGTTATACATATTCCAGTGGATTATCTAAGAGGAAATTAATTAAATGCCAGTCAATGCAAAACGACCTGATTATGATCAATGGTGTAAAGCTTGGACATTAGTTCGTGACGTTGTTAAAAGCGATGCAAAAAAATATATTAAAGATATAGATGTAACAGATCCAGAAAGATGTAAAAAATATAAAGACGATGCACAATTTACTAATTTTACAGCAAGAACAAAAGCTGGTTTAGTAGGCGCAGTTTTTAGACGTGAACCAATTATTAAATTGCCATCAGAAATAGAATATTTATTAACTGATGCAACAGGGTTTAGAATGCCCTTAAAAAAACTAGCTCAAGAATGTGTAGGTGAAGTTTTAATGACTGGTAGATACGGAATTCTTGTGGACTATCCAGCATCAGAGGAAGGTCTGACAAAAGCAGAAATAGAACTGAAAAACTTAAAAGCTAGAATATATACCTATACAGCAGAAAGTATTATTAATTGGCAAGAAAAAATGGTTGACGGTATGCCAATATTGACATTAGTAGTATTAAAAGAAGAGTATTCAGAGTTAGGAGAAGACGGCTTTGAGTGGATAAAGAAATGTCAGTATAGAGTTTTAAGATTGAATAATGGAATTTATACACAAGAAGTATATGACGGTGAAAAATTAGAGCGTCAAATGTTTTATACTCCTAGAGACGCAAACGGTAATCCATGGGAATACATCCCATTTATTTTTATTGGTAGCGAAGATAATGACTCAGATATTGATCCAATACCCTTATATGATCTTGCCGCTCTTAATGTTGGACATTTGCGTAACTCTGCTGATTATGAAGAAAGCGTACACATTGTGGGACAACCTACATTAGTTATGACTTCAGAACTAACTATGGAGCAATTCAAAGCAGCAAATCCTAATGGTGTGGTAATTGGATCCCGCAAAGGATTAAATCTTGGTATTGGAGGGAAAGCAGAGTTTTTACAAGCTTCTCCAAACCAATTAGCCGACGAAGCAATGATACGCAAAGAAGAACAGGCAGTAATGGTAGGCGCTCGATTAATTGTAAAACAATTAGATAGAGAAACGGCAACCGCTGCAAAAATGAGACATAGTGGTGAAACTAGTATACTTGAAACGATTGCAAATAATGTGGAACAAGCCTTAGAACTATCTTGTGCATATGTAGCTAGATTCATGAGTGGGAACATCTATCAAGATTCTGAAGAAGGTATTGAAGACATAGACATAGAATTGAACAATCAATATTTTGATAAAGACTTAGATCCCAACTTCATATTAGCTGCTATTCAATTGTTACAAAATAGATTAGTTGCAGTTAGCGACCTTAGACAGCAGTTGAGAGCATATGGTGTAATCAACCAAGAAAGAACGGATGAGGAAATTGACAAGGAAATCGACACTTCATTACCTCCAGTTGGACAAGATCCGAACGCTGATCCTGGTAATACTGAACCATTAGTATCATAACTTTCCGACGAGCGGTATTGACTTTTTTAATAAATTAGTGTATACTGCTCAATGTATGCTTGTCCAGTGGACATAATTAACCTTAGTGAGGTATCCCATTATGACAGATGATAAAACAGTTTCAGACGAAAGTCAAGATTCATCAGAGGTAGAAACACCAAAAGACGATAAAGACAGTATTATCAAAGACTTACAAAAACAAGTAGAAGCATTAAGAGGTAAGTCAAACGAATTATTAGCAGAGACTAAGCAAGCTAAGCAGCGAGCAAGAGAAGAGTCTGAAGCTAAAGAGAAAGCAAGGATGGAAAAAGCTAAAAGGGACGGTGATTTTGAACAACTGTTAAAGTCATCTGAATCTAAGAATAAAACCTTAGCGGAACAATTGCAAAATTTACAGCAAAGAGTTTCGAGTGAAAAAATTAAGAATGAATCATTGAAAATAGCATCTGATCTTGCTGATGGTTCAAACGCTGAACTCCTAAGCGAGTTTATAAATAAAAGATTAAGATATACCGAAGACGGAATTAAGGTTTTAGATCAAAATGGCGATTTGACAGTGTCAAGCATTGATGATTTAAAAGCTGAATTCGCAAAAAGTGAAAAATTTAAATCTCTATTAAGAGGTGTAAAATCAAGTGGGGGCAGTGCCCAAGGTGCCGGACGCAGTGCGACTAACACAAACAAAGAAATAGATCGAAAAAGCTTTGATGGTATGGATCACGTTCAACGAATGTCCTATATCAAACAAGGCGGTAAAGTTGTTGATTAATAACTAAGAGGTTATAAAATGTCCAATACATTAACTAGTTTAACACCTGATCTGTACGAAGCGTTAGACGTAGTATCCAGAGAATTGGTAGGTATGATTCCTGCTGTATCTAGGGATTCAAGCGTAGAACGTGCAGCACTGAACCAGACAGTTAGAAGTTTTGTTACAAATTCTGCTAGCTCTTCAAACATCAATCCAGGCCAATTGCCACCTGATGACGGTAACCAAACAGTAGACAACCATACTATTGCTATTACAAAAAGCAAGTATGTACCTATTAGATGGGCAGGTGAAGAACAACGTGCTATGAATGCAAATGGTCCAGGATACTCAAACATCCTACGTGATCAATTTGCTCAAGCAATGAGAACACTATGCAACGAAATCGAAGCGGATCTTGCAAGTCAATATATTTATGCTTCTCGTGCGATTTCACCATCTGACACAACTCTTTTCAAAAATCAAGACTATAAAGATCTTGCAAATGTGAGAAAAGTGTTAGTTGATAATGGTGCTCCACTTGGTGATATGCATGCAATTTTATCAACGACAGCAGGTGCACAATTTAGAGGTAATGCTCAATACTTAGGCGCAAATACCGCAGGTAATGAGACAATGCTCCGTCAAGGCGTACTCTTAGATATGCATGGCATGAGCTTAAGAGAATCTGCTCAAGTAAAACACCATACCAAAGGTACTGGATCAGGTCTTAAAACCGATTCTACCGGGTACGCAGTTGGAGCCACAAGCATTGTAGTTGCTACCGACGGTTCAGGTACAATTGTAGCAGGTGATATTATCACATTCTCAGGTGATGCAACAGCTTCACAATATGTGGTAACTTCTGGCGGTGATATGAGTTCGGGCGGTACGGTTGTTATTGCTGCTCCAGGTTTAAGAGGATCTCTTGATGCATCACAATCTGATATTGCCATTATTGACAAAGCAGAAAGAAACTGTGTATTCACAAGAAATGCGATCCATCTTGTTACTCGTGCTCCGGCTCGACCACAAGAAGGTGACTTAGCAGTAGATGTTATGACCGTTCAAGATCCTAGAAGTGGTTTAGGCTTCGAAGTTGCGATGTATAAAGAATATCGTCGTGTTAAATTCGAAGTTGCAGCAGCATGGGGTTACAGTGTAATCAAACCTGAACATTTTGCACTTTTAGTGGAATAAGTTTCAATACCTCAGACTAGGATCTTTAGAGCATGGATGCTCATTAATATAGGACATATTTTAAAATGGCAGAATCTCGCAATACTTTCTTTTTACCCGCTGATACTCAAATAACATTAACTTTTGATGCTCTATCTAGCGGATATTATTCAAACATTGGCGATCCAGGCGATGTTCATTCCGAAGTTACCACAATTTCAGCAAGTCAAGTAAAAGTCATTGGACCGTTTACAGTACCTAAACACTATGAAGTGGTATTAACTAACGGTTCTTACACTAGTGCTTCAGCTCATAAAATTAATTATTCAAGTTTAGCAATTACCCCGGAAGCTAATGCAGCTACGATTGGTAACTCTGCTACTGGTACACAGATAGCAACTGCTGTAAATGCTTTAATTGCAGCTCTTATAGCAAAAGGCTTGATGAGCGCTCCATAAGGATTAATTTATGACTAATGTTACTACTTTCTTTTTACCCGCAGATGTACAAGTTACTTTAACTTTTGATATTAGTGCATCTGGACATTATGTAAATATTGGTAATCCAGGGGATCAACCTACTGGATTTACTGCAATATCTGCTAGTGATGTGGTTGTTATTGGTCCATTTAATAATCCAAGAAATTATAGAGTTACTCTAGTTTCTGGATCGTATACTTCTAGTGAATCATATGTAGCTCCAGACTTCACCGGCAACTATGATGATTTGACAAATAAGCCTACGCTAGGTACTATGGCTGCTGAAGATGCAGCAGATTATACAGTTAGTGCAGATTTTGCAACAGTTGCCACGTCTGGAAATTATACTGACTTAAATATAACACCTGAAACACTGATTGCTACAATAGGCAATACTGCAACAGGTACACAAATAGCAACCGCTGTAAATGCTATAATTGCAGCACTTCAAGCTAAAAGCTTGGTATCATCTTCTTAAGGGGATAAAATATGACTGCTACCTTTAATGGACGTATTGACCTAAAAGTTGTTGGTACTTATGCTGTATCAATAGATTTAGGAACACGTCAATATAACTTAAGTCAAACTTATACAAATAGGTTTGCAAATGGTGCAGGTGTAGATCAAGCACAAGCTATCTTCACAGATACTCGCACGATCACAGCTTCTTCTAGTGAGACATTAGATTTAGCAGCACTTACAGATGCTTTTGGTAACTCAATAGCATTAACAAATGTAAAATGTATAATTGTTCAAGCTCATACTGATAACGTAAATAACGTTGTAGTAGGCGGAGCGGCTTCTAATCCATTTTCATCACCTTTTGACGCTGGCACTGATACTATTTCTGTGCAACCAGGCGGAATGATTTGCTTATCAACTCACTCAGCCGGTGGATATGCCGTAGATGATTCTACAGCACACAATTTAAAAATTGCAAACAGCGGAAGTGGTTCAAGCGTCCTTTATGATATTATCATAATCGGGGATGTATAATCATGACAATTGTAGTCGAAGACGGTAACAATTTAGTTAACTCTAATTCATATGTTAGCGTAGCCGACTTTCAAGCATATGCATCAGCAAGAGGGATTACTATTAGTGGTGATCCTGAAGAGTTACTTATTAAGTCTATGGACTATATAGAAAGCTTGGTGTTTAAAGGTGAGAAATTCACCCGAAATCAGCCTTTGCAGTGGCCGCGATGGGATGTTGTAATAGATAACTTTTTAGTTACTGTCCATAGCATTCCGCCACACTTGGTTAAAGGTCAAATAGAAGTAGCTCTTGCAATTGATAGAGGTATTGATCCTATATCTGACATACCCAGAGTTAAAGACTCTGTAAGTGTGGGGTCAATATCAGTAACATATCAAAAAAACATGGCTGTAACATTAGTTAGAAAGTTAAGCTCGTCGTTATGGAAAGTGTTAAAAAATCCTATTGATGGTCCGTCGTTCCTAGTGGGAAGGGGTTAACATGTCGGAATTTAGTGATGATATGGCAGCAGTTGCCAAGGAATTGATCACAGAATTTGGAGAGTCTGGATCCTTCAATAGAAATGTTGAAGGTGAATATAATCCGCAATCCGGCGAACCTTTCGGGGAAACTTCTATTTCATATTCTGGAATGGTCGTACCCACTGACTATAAAGACTATGAGATAGACGGAACAATAATACAAAAAGGTGACATAAAAATACTTGCTCATAATATGAGTGAAGTACCTACACCTAATGATACCTTGACTTTTGGTGATTTTTATGGTAAGATAATTAACGTGTTTCGTACACGGGTTAACAGTGCCGATGTTATATACACTCTTCAAGTGAGGAAATAACATGGCCGGACAGGTTAATTTTAACCAAGAATGGGTACGAGCTGTAAATTCTGTCAAAAAAAGAACAGAAAAAACGTTAAAAGAAGCGTATGAAGAATTGTTTTCAGATATCATCACAGGTACTCCGGTAGACACAGGTAGACTTAGAGGGAATTGGCAAACAACTGTTAATGAATCGCCAAGTGGAGAGACTGGAGACTTAGATCCTAGCGGAGAAATTGCAAAAAGTAGAGTTAAAGCAGGATTAGCTAGCTTCAAGTTAGGCGATAATGTTTTCTTTACAAATAATGCGCCATATGCAAAGTATATTGAGTATGGTCATTCACAAAAGCAAGCGCCAATAGGAATGGTCAGAATAAATATTATCAGGTTTGACTCTATATGTCAAAAGTTTGCGGATAGAAACAAAGATGGCTGATTTAAAATTAACACAGGCTGCTTTAGACACTAAATTAAGTTTACTATCTGGCTCCACTCCTATTGCATGGCCTAATATAAAATTTAATCCATCTTTAGGAACCATGTATTTAAGACCTACTTTTATACCTGGAAAGTCAACAAGGTTAGTTGTAAACGATACGATTCAATACAATGTAGGTATATATCAAATCGATGTATTTGGAGAACAAAATAAAGGGATGTCAGCAGTATTAGATAAGCTTGACGCAATCTCAGATCACTTTAAGACTGAACAGAGTTTAACATCTGGAAACATTAAAGTATTAATTCGGGCAATCAATCAATTGCCAATAGTAACGCTAGATTCTTGGATTCAAGGATCTGTACAAATAAATTATGCTTGTTATGCTAATTAAGAGGTAATCAAATGGCAGTTTTAGACGCTCAAGGAACTACATTCACTTTTGCAGATGATGCAAATAGCCCTGTAACTGTAGGTGGAATTGTATCATATAAATTTGCAGATGGCGAAGCAAGTGACATTGATATCACTACCCTTTCCTCTACTGCAAAAGAATTTAGACAGGGGTTACAAAATTTTGGTAACTGTTCTTTAACAGTTATGAGAGATCCGTTTGATGCAGGTCAAGCAGAAATGGATTCAGCAAAAGCAGCTCATGCAACTAGACAATGTGTTTTAACTTTGCCCTCTGGAGATATAGCAACCTTTAACGCATATGTTAAAATGTTTGACGTATCCGGGGGTGTAGACAAAGTTGTAGAGGGTACATGTAATATGAAAATTACTGGCTCAGTTGTGTGGACAAACTAAAATTATTAATATGTTCCACGTGTGGTAAATGTATCACATGTGGAAAATGTACATGTAAACCAAAATAAATTAGAGGTGTGATAATGTCGCTATTATCAAAAGATGAAATTCTAAAGAGTCAAGATAGTAAGTTTGTCGAGCTAGAAGTACCTGAATGGGGAGGTAGTGTAAGACTTGCTACTATGTCAGGTTTTGCCCGTGATCGATTCGAAACATCGGTAGTTGGCAAAAACAATATGAACACATCAAATATTAGAGCTAAATTTGTTGCCGCTTGCCTGGTAGACGAAAACGGTAATCTATTATTTAATGAATCTGAGATTGAAGCGTTAGGCAAAAAATCTAGCGTGGCTCTTGATAAGGTATTTGGAGCAGCTCAAAAGCTTAATGGTATCGGACAAACTGAAGTAGAAGAACTAGCAAAAAACTAATGAGCCATCAGTTTAAGCGTTATTGCTTTTACTTAGCTGATAGGCTGAAGATGACAGTGAAAAAGCTTCTTGAGGAATTAGACAGTAAGGAGATATCAGAATGGATGGCTTATGATTTAACTCAAAATCAAAAATGGTTAGATAAATATAAGAACGATAAAGAGTTAGAAGAAAGCAGGGCCATGTCTTTATCTGAACGGGCAGCAGCTTTTAAACGATTGCTTAAGGGTAGTAAATGACAGATGCAGCAAAGTTAGTTGTAGATATATCGGCTAACTCGCAAAAATTAACACAAGACTTAGCACAATCTAAAAGTAAGGTTGATGCATTTGCAGGTAGTGCCCTTAAATCTATTTCACAGATAGCTAGTGCCTTTGCTGGAGCATTCGTATTTAAGGAATTGGCCGGAGTATTTGAAAGTACCTTATCCCATATTGAAGACTTAACCGCAGCATCAGAAAAGTTTGGTACTACATTAGCTAATTTTCAAAAATTGGAATATCTAGCTAAACAAGCCGGTGTGCCGGTTGATACAATTACAATTGCCTTAAAAAATCTTGGTAAAAATATAGGATTTGCAACTGCTGAACAACCTCTTAAGGAAATGGCAGATGCTTTTGATCGGTTAGGCGTTTCTGCAACCACATTAAAAGGTTTAGCTCCAGATAAGCAATTCATTGCAATTGCAACTGCACTAGGTCAAATATCTGATGCAAATGAACGTGACGCTTTGGCAAGTAAGATACTAGGTAAAAGCTGGACAGATATAGCAGCTATCGCAGCCACTAACATACCACAGGCAGCAGCCAGATTTGACACTTTAAAAACTGCATTATCAGAAACGCAAAAAGAATCTATAAAAACATTCACACAAGTGAAGGCAGATACAGAAACTTTATTTGAAGGTTTTAAAAATAATGTTGCGGCGGATTTTACCCCAACTATCACAGCAGTTTTGAAAAACATTAATGATACAGCGGTCGCCTACGGCGGTTTAAAACATGACTCCTTAGTGACTGCACAAGCCATGACAGAGGGAGCAATATTAATATCTAAGGGATGGCATATTTTAGGCACTGAAATTGAACTAGTAATTGCTTCTTTAGGTGTGGCATATAGCTTAGGATCGTCTGTAAAGCAATATATATCTGACCATTTCCACACACCTACAGGTGAATTTACATCTACATACGCAGGTTCTAAGGCTAGTAAGAATGGCACAGCAGCAGCAGATTTTCAACCTTTATTAACTTCTATAGATACTTGGAAAACAATATTTCAAGACAAAGTTAGTACAAATACACAAGCAGTGCAGAGTTTAACAAAAGAATATGACGCTCTACAAAGACAAATTGATAAAACACCTGCTGGAAATGTCAACAAGGCTATAGATACAATTAACGGTGAAACAAATAATGCAGCCGGATATATTAAAAATGAAAAAACCGGAGAGGTCATACACGTACAACTAGATCCATCAAAAGTAAATGTTCAAGCTGACATTACAGTTAAAATGAGTGATGGAATGATGCAGGTTATAGATAAACGAATTGAAACAAAGATAAACGATGTCGCAAGAGGATCGGGGAGATAATAAATGGCTTTATCAGATTTAAGCTTTAAGCTTTATACAGATTCGGGGTTAACTACTCCGTTCGGCGGGACATTGCAACTTGTTCATAATACCTCGCTGTCTGACAATCCACAAGATTTTACTTTTTATTTTGGTAGCACTGATGCAGGTAAAAAGCTTCAAGCTAATTCAAATCCTGGAGTTGACCAAATAACCTTAACACCAACAGATACTATTCCTACTTGGCAAACTGCACATGCGTATATAGTAGGTGATGAAATTGAACCAACATCACCAAATGGAAAAGTATATAAGTGTACCACTGCTGGAACGTCACACGCAAGTGTGGAACCAACATGGCCTACTAGTAGTATTGGGTCTACTGTTGCTGACGGTACGTGTGTGTGGACATTGTTAGGCCCAAAACATGCTACAACTGAAATTAAATTATCATTATCTAGTGGAACACTTGGTGCAGCAACTCCAGGCGCGGCCCTAGACTTAGGTACTGAAATAGACGGAGACGTAGGAAACGCAGTGCCAGTTTATATGAGAATCACTAATGCCGTGACTAACGTTAGAAATGACATCGGACACGCTGAGATAGGCGTATTTATTAATGAAGTCATAGAGACGGACATTTAAGGGGTAAGCAATGACAAATACTATCCGTGGGTTGATGAATAACTTTACAACCACATTAACTAACAATATAACTAACTCAGCAACTACATTTGACTTAGTATCAGTAACAGGTCTTGCAACTGCATTAGCATCTTGTGACTTTGTGCCTATGACTATTGATGACGGTTCAAATATTGAAATTATACATGTTACTGGTTTATCTACTAACACAGTAACTTGTGTTAGAGGTCAAGAAGGTACATCAGGAACGGCATTCAGTGCTGGTGCAGCTATTGAAGTGAGAGCTACCGCTGACGCAATTTCTAAAGCTCCATACTGGCAACCTATTAAAGTCATTGTTACATCTGGCACACAAGCTGAAGTTAAATTCGAAGGCTTAACAGATGGTGACTATAGGATTGACATTGTAAAAGCTCAATGTACTACTGGATCTGACGATTTAGCAATTCGACAAGGAACCGGCGGAACACCTACCTATCAAAATACATCCTATTACTATGATGGTGCAAGTTTTATTTATAGTGCCGGCGACCAAGGTAACAGAGGATCTAATCAAGCTCAAATTAAACTTATGGTAGGTATGAGTAATAACTCTGCGATATTTGCAAGCGGTTTCGTAGAAATTCGTGATGTCGACACAGCGGCCACTAAAAAGCCTATTAGATATGAATGTTATCAAGAAATTTCAGCAACCTTTAACATAGGTATGGGATCTAGAGACGTTGCCGAAGCAGTAACAGCACTTAAGTTTTTCTTTGTCGGCGGTGATACATTTGTTAACGGATCTAAGTTTATTCTTTCAAAAAGAGTTTACTAATAAATGATTAATAAGTCCGCACTTAATGTAATAGCCATAGATGGATCCGACGGTCCTCCTCCAGCTCCGCCTTTGACAGGTTTTGGATCTCTTATTGCATTAGAACAATGGGTAGTTCCCGATCCTATTGAGATTGTAAAAAACCCACTCAATGCACGTCGTATAAATTGGGGAGCTATTGACCATGAAGAGTTACTAATTGGTCGTGGTGAATTAGTTACAATTGAACAGATTGTAGGTGTAATAGGCGCTGGCGAATTTATAACTATTGAACAATCAGTAGGGAAAAAGGCCAGTGGAGAAAACATACAGATAGAACAATCTGTGATTCATGCTGTATCAGGTAGCGGCGAATTAATTGAAATAGAACAAAATGTAGCCAACTTTAGAGTTGGTGAATTAATTGCTATTGAACAACATGTAATAGATACCACAGTTACTTCTCATTTACAAAAATTTGGATGGGACGCTTTAATCACACTAGGCGGTTTTCAAATTCCAAACAACCAAGTATTCGGTGAAATAAAAGTAGATAGAACAGAATCACAAGCATCATTAGCAGAATTTACAATTATTCCAAATCCGGGATTTATAGATGCTGAAGGGTATACAGGCAAATCTGTTACTATTGACGTACATACAGCAGCAGGGTTACAAAGAATTTATACTGGAGTGGTAGACATTCCAGAATTAGACTTGATAGAGAAAAAAGTCACACTTAAATGTACTGATAGACGTACTGAATTGGTTAATGAGCAATTGCCCGGTGTTATTGGTTCTATTGGCTATTTCTCTAATACGATTTTCCAAAACATCAAAGATACTGCTGACGAATTAGAGAAGCGGCTCTCTACTACCCCGTATTCAGTGGACTTTGATGCTTTTGGAAATTATACACTTACATCATGGTTTGCTAAATCATCACCTGATTTTACTTTTACAAATTCAGATGTTTATTATGATAAGCCAAAAGTACAAATCGGTAGTCGTGGACGTGTTACAAATAAAGTAAATATTAATTTCCAATATAGATATGACCGATTACATCATACCCAAAGAACTTGGCATTGGACATCACCTATAGCACAAAATATTATGTTGTTGTTGCAGTGGGGATACTCAATGACCTTTAGGGAAAGGGTTAAAACTGCTGCTGACTCTACAGGATGGCCTATGAAAGGCGGGATCACATATATTCCTATTTGGCCATCAGGCTGGTATAATGGAATAGCATGGTCAACTGTACAATTTACTTACAGCACTGCTAATGCATCAGAATCAAGTGTAGATCCTTTAACAGGTCAAACAACTGTATCTACCGTAGATTCTGAGGTATCATTTACAGATGCAGACGGAAACGTGGTAACTGCAAACGCAATAACCGGCGGAACTGACTACGGCCCATTATATTGCATGGGAGCAACATGGGTAGGTACATTTAGATGGGCACAAACAGTAACAGAAAATTATTCTCTTAGTTTGTCTGCTCCACAATCTATTGCTCAGTATGACGAAATTAGTGCTGATGAATCGTATTCAACTGAAGCAACCTTTGATTCTAGCAGATGGGAAAACTATAAAACTTATACAACTGCTGGAACTGCCGCTTTGACTGTTAGTCCTACTGCAAGTGTAGTTGGTAACCCAAATGATTCATATTATATCAATGCAGATTTAAATAGAAATGACATGGTAGGTGCTGCATATACAGTAATTAATAAAGCATATACTACTATTTTAGGTTCTCATAGAGATACGAAAGTTATAGTAAATATGTTTTTATTTCCTAATATTGATTTAAAACATACTTGCAGAGTTGATACTGATACAGTAATTGCAAAAGGTAAAACATATAGTATAGAACATGTTTTGAATGTTGATACTGGAGAAGCACAAACAACAGTGACTTTGGCCTTGTTTAAATCTCAAGGTTCAGCATCCAATTCAGTAGTGAGTTTGCCTGGTATTCCGGCGGATGCTCCAGACGCTATAAACACTAATGTGATTTTAGGTAATCATTTTGGACAAGATCCAACTACTGACGCTGCTCAATCATGGAATGGTATGGTAGGAAATAGATTTTTACCTGCTCCAGGCGGCGGGACTACTGCTAGAACTGCATATCAAGAATTTTTCAAAGTTGATGCTCCGGCTATATCTGATAATTTGAGACAAGAACGGGTACTACATGCAAGTACTGGCTATAGTATGTCAATTCCTAATGATGAACTAACAATAATATTTTAATTGGTGAAAAATGGCAATTAATAGAAATAAATTTGTTGTTGACGTAAGAAAGATTGTAAATATTGATCCTGCTCAATCTGTATTACCTCCAGCAGTGCCAAGAAGTACAATTGAAAGTGTCAGCGGAATAGCTTTTGTTACTCCAGACGGAGCAAACACTAAAGGCGCAACAGTGGCAACAGGTAAAAATACTGGTAATAGTTTGCAGTCGTGGCTAGATTATATGGCATTAGCAAATAATTTACCGGCGGCAAAAGATACTGGAAGCGGACAAAATACAGATCCTACCGATCCTAACAGTGCTGCAAATAAAGATGGTAGCAAGAATGATCCTAGACGTGGGATTACTTCTATAACAAAAGGCGATCAAGGAACATATCCTATAAAGGATATTATCGACGGTGAAAAAGGCATTCCGTTTATTCCTGACTGGGTTCCTAAAGGCTTAGCTCAATATTACTTACGAAATGGCGGAACACTAAACGGTATTACTGGAGCGTATGACTGTACTACAGCAAGTGGATTAGATATAAGAATGGATGGATTAATGCGACCTCCTCCAGGATGGTACACTGCTGACACTCCAACATTAGATCCGGGTGATCCTTTATATTATTTGAATTTTAATCCTGGTAAACAGTGGGTAGGATTTCCAGGAAGCTTTATAGACGTATTCCCACTAGGAGCAGCACAGCAAGCACGGGATTTTGCCGGGGATAGTGATAAAACAAATTTATTAAGTACAAATTACATATCATTGACTGATATCTGGCAATTCACATGGGAAAATCCATCTTCACACGCAACAGCTACATATCAAGCAAATGGCCAAACTTGTACACCGTCACATGATGATCCAACTTGTCCGTTAGTTAACCCTATTAAGTGGCCCGGTGACGGTAAAATGCAGATGGTTAAAAACAAAGATGGAACTTTTAAGGCTGCTATATATGAATCGCCTACCGACTTAATCACTAAATATACTGATAATATTCATAGTAGACTTGATTTTTGTTTTGATGCAGGTCGTAAGGGAAGCATTATACCGGCTATTAATGGCGGATATATGATAACAGAAACTCTTACTGAAGGCGGAACGCCTACAGGGATTGTAAAATTATTCGATTCAAGTAACAAGGTAGTTGCCTATTTAGACGCTACAAACTATACTAACTATTTAGCGAGGTAAAATAAATGAATGTGGATTTATATGACCTATTGAAATTTATTTTACTTCCAGTTATTCTTTTTTATATTGGCTTTAATGAACGGGATAAGCTAAACATGAAATTAAAACTAGAAAAAACATCAGTGAAAGAAGAAGTAGAAAAACTTATTGACTTAAAAATGAATGTGCATCAAGTGCAAATACAAGACATTAAAGATGACCTACACAGAATTGAAACTAAGCTGGATGTCGTCCTAGAAAAACTTAAATAGGTATTGACTTAGTATATAAATTAGTGTATGCTGAATTTAGAATATAGACACCCTAATAGGAGGTTAATCAAGATGAAACATAGTTTTATCAACGAATTGATTGCTACTAAGGGGGTGATCCAATATCTCTCAGAGGTCGAACTGAGTTAACAAAATGACCATTTACCACTAGCGTCAATTATTTGACGTGTAAGGCCCTCAAGCCACAGCCTTTGTACAAAGGTGAGAATAAACGTGGCACTAATTTAAAGAATTTCTCCGTAGCTTAATCAGGTTAGCGCCAGATGGCCATATTATAACAAGTGCTGGAGATATGGGTTCAAATCCCATCGGAGAAACCAGATAAACACCCGACAAGGCATTAAGAAAAGTTACTCATACATAAGAAACAGTAAGACACTTAAGGTATATAATAGTTGTAACGGCCTCACCCAGTCGGGTTATCTTTTTTGAGAGGTAAGAAATGGATCTAAAAGTTTTACGAAATCTAGTCGAAGATGCAAAGCAAGTTTATAGTGATTATCCAATTATGCAGCGTGTAGTAGTTTCGCAAGGTATTCATGAAAGCCATATGAATAGCCCTCGCGGAGCGAGTCAGCTTGCCATAAGGGATAATAATTTATTCGGGATGAAAGCCAAGACTGATGAAAATGGTAATTTTGGCCGGGAAGGGGTTGACTATGATGAGTATCCTACATGGGAACACATAGACGGAGAAGACAAGCAAGTTAGAGCCAAGTTTGCTAAGTTCCCTGACCATATTTCTTGCTTCAAAGCACATAGGGCACTTATGGAGCGGCCTAGATACAAACCTGTATTAGAAAGTGAATCGGTTGAAGAAGCTTTTGATGAATTGAGAGAATGTGGTTACGCAACTGATCCGAATTATCCTAAAAGGTTACAAGAAGTATATGACAGCATAGTAAGGAGGGCATTCAATGAATGATAAAGCAAAGTATTTTATATTTGGTGTAGGGGTTATAGTAGTTTTACAAATATTATTGGTTCCTACATTTCATATGAAAGTAGAAAGTAGTGATAGGCCATTTTTTAAATCTTGGTTTAGTCATGAAGATAGCACAATTCCATTTAAGAGGTATGATGATAATGAAACACGTAAGCGTAGCAGTTCTGGTTATGGTTATGATGATGACAATAGCTAATAGTGCATTTGCTAAAAATGAACACTCTCCCCCTAAAGGAGCAGGAAGTCATCAAAAACACAAATGTTAATCATAATGCATGTAGTTGACGTATTTGTCAACTATATGCCTTTAAAGCTTTTTCTATCTCCTCTAAATTAAACCCTACGATTCTTTTCCCGTTAATAACTATTAATGGTGTACACGCTCCGCCTAATGCTCTAAATGATAAATAATTCCCTTTATCTTTAATGTCATACTCTTTAAAATATACTTTCTTGTCTTGTAGATACTGTTTTGTGCGTTCGCAAGGCTCACAGCCGGATTGAGTATAAACTCTAATTAATTTTTGTGTCATTCGGTCCCCCAACATTTTAAACTTAATGTTTGTAAAATCTGTATTAGATTTTCACACTCTTCTTTAGAATTAATTTCGTGATAAACAAGATCTCCTCCGTCACTCACCTCTACAGCTATATGTCGCGTAAATCCCTCTTTTTCTGTCCTCAAGTTCTTGTAATCTGTGTTTATTGCATATAGGGTAATCATGTTTTTTCCTTATCGTCGGATTTTGGGTGATGGTGATACCACCATCCTTTGATTTCGAGCATGAAGTAACAGGCACAACCAGCGGCAAGCCCCAACATCCCTGCATGATAGCCGATATAAATATTGATTGATGAAGCCGAAGCAAATAGAAGCCATCCATAACGTTTGCCCTTACCTACTAAATAGCAGCCACAAATGCCGATGCCGGACGCGATCCAGTCTAGATACATTATTCATCTATCCACTTTTCTACGTGGTTTAAATCCGATCTAATTAAATGTCTGACTCTTCTTTGTTCACACTCTAAGTTATAAATAGTATTACTTAAAACATCTAATATTTCTGAATCTTGTTTAGGTTGTGGAGTATCTAAAAATTTTTTATCTTTAGATAGTCTTGTTCTACGTCTCAACTCTCTAAGAATTTGTCTAAACTGTTTTAAATTCATATTCTATCCTCTATAAACTGTCCTTTTTCGTCAAATCTAGAATCAGCTTTAGGAGCAATACCTAAGTATTCGTCCTTATAATAAACTCGAATATAATTTTTAGTTTGCATTAATGTCTTTTTTGGTTTGTCTTGATAATTAAGAGGATTTGGAGTGAATATATATTTGCAAGCAGAATAGCATTTGTCGCGGTCATTCATGAGCATATCTTCACAAACACCATGTAAGCTTATAATGATTTCGTTTTTATCTTCTCTAGATAAGCTCATGTAATCTCCTTTCTTGTTAAGTAAATATGTTTATATTTTCTACTGCCCGTCTAGATTTATAGATAGCATTTTGAAGTTTGTTTAAAAAAGATCTATGATTATAACAAGAGTTTTCATGCTTTTTAGAGTCTAAAATATCGCATAGTGCTAGATGTTCGTCATAACTTTCAATAGAAATATCATATGGTGTAAAGGATTTATCATTAGTAACTTTCATATTTTCTATTCCTTTCTTTTTAGAAGTTCTTCTTCGATACGTTTGGCCAATTGTTTTAAATCTTCGGTTTTAGTCTCTGAAACTGCCAACGGCGGGAACCAATCTTTATAATTCGAATGTCTAATCATTATTTCATACCTTTCTATTTGCGTAATAGGCTGCTATATCTTCTCGAATACGCTCTAATTCTTTTTGCTGATATTCCTTTTCAAACTCTATGCCCGCAAAGAACATTTTATATAGTGCTACATGCAAGCAGTTTGAATCAGGATCCGACTTTAGTCTTTGTAGAGATTGTAGTGTTTCTTTTACCAGTGCGTCTACGTTCATAGTTTTTACCTTTTTCATACTTATCAACATATTCCAAAGTATCATTTGCGTGATCTTTTAGTTTTTGAGTTTCTAATTTATTGTACCACTCTTTACGCCTTTGGTCAAGCCAAGACATGCTAATAAAACCAAAATCGTGTATATACTTTTGATATAGTACTTTTAGTGATTCAAACATACTATCCTTCCATTCAAGATTAGCTGTATGATCCCATTCATCTTTTTTAAAGAAAATAGTTTTTAAGAGACTATTGTAAGATTGACTAGTAATAGTCTGAGTAGTATCAAGCTTTTGATCAGACATATTTAACAAACAAAGTATGATAATCAAGAAGTCAGTTTTAGTTTTATGGTAGGTTTTATTTCTCATAAAAACTTTGAAGTCATCATCATTGCTATATTTAGCTAGATGGTTTAAATAGTGGCAGATACGCTTTTCAGCATGAAATCCTAATATATTTTTAGAGTATTGAGTATCAAATTCCATTTGACTACAAAGCAGCATTTTTAAATATTGTGTCTCTAAAGATTCTCGCACTTTTTACCCCTTATCTAACAATTTAACCTTACGCCAAATTTTCGGTCTTTCTAATAGCTCACATTTTGTTATTAAATATTTTTCTGTAACAAATATACCCTTTCCATTACACCAATAACCATTAACACACTCGCCCGGCTTATCTAAGTGATATACAGTCCAATTTTTTCTGTTTATCCATACATCGCCTACTTTAGGAAACAGATCGTGCAACTTATTTGTCATGTGACTATACCCCAGTGTGTACTGTGATCCAAGAGTGAAATATTTAAGCATATTCATTTTTATTGCCTTTTCTTTTTTAACAAAGTTATTCTACGCTTGCAACTCTTACATTTAGGTGTTCCTGACAAAGTAAACGTTATCATTTTAGTTTTTATTTCTCTACTACAATATCCACAATATATTTTCATTACATCGGCCCTAATAATCTAGGATTTGGCTTTCTAAGTTCAGATTCTAACTTTTCAACTCTCTTTTTCAAATCTTCGTTTTCTGCTTCTATACGTCTTAACATCCCGTAATAGTGAGGAATTGATATGAATTTCTCTCTTAGGTCTTTAATTTCTTCTAGTAATTTGGTATAAGTTTTCATAGTGGGCCTAAATCCATTTCACTATCGTTTCTATATAATGGTGAATCAAGACTTTCCCACATTGCTTTGTATAGCTCCGAATACTTTGCACACCACTTTTGTTTGGAATATCGCATCGTCAAGGGCATTGTGAGGGCACGCATTCTCGAATTTGGGAAGTATACCAAGTTGTTTACCTGTGTAGTAATAGACTCTTGCATCGAGCCATTTTGAATATTTGAATGGTGTTTTTTGTCCATAAAGTTTATATAAATCACTGATGATTTCAAGGTCATAATTAGTCCCCTTTGCCCAGTAGTAGCCTTTTTCCTGAATGAACTTATTAAACTGTCCTATAAAATCAATTATAGCACATCTATTTGTTGCACGCAAGGCGGATTGAGCATCTGATGATTGGTTAGCCCACCACATAATAGTACTACTGTCAATAGATCTACCTTTTCTTTGTTGTTCTCCTAAGCCTAGATCCCAGTATTGAGTATCAAGTATTTCACCTGTTTTTAATTTAAACTTAACAGCGCCTACAGATACTATGATGCAATCTCGTCCAGTGCCTAAACATTCTATATCAAACATGTAATGTATATCACTCAATGTCTTGATCCTCTTCATATTGTCTATATGCATACATAAGTGCTTGTAATTCTCTTTGAGTTCTTCTAAGCTTCATAGCAATTCTATTTTCTTTTCCATTTTGAGTGTTACTAATTCTTAGTAATAAATCTCTAATAAGAAGTCTGGTATCCCAAAATTTTGCATATTCTTCTTCAGTCATTAATTTTTTCATTTGCCATCCCCAATCTAACCATTAAATGAAAAGGAGCGAATTTATCACCCGGTACATAATAATGAGAAAGCAGATTCCGATTTAAAAAGGATTTAACTTTTTCATCAATCTTTAGTGCTTCGTCTTCGCTCTGTGTTCTACCATATAAATCATATTTCTTTGTTCTATCTATGAAAAAATTTATATTAGTAAATGATTCCCACGCATTACACGCCACTTTTTCCATTAAGCGGTTTTTAGGATTATATATGCAAGATAGTAATATTGGAGAATCTGTAATAATATAGTCTACTTTATCTCTTAAAACTTCCTGCCTTCTAATTTGAGTTTTTAAAATGTCTAATGGAGGAGTAGAAGCCAAGTTTCCAAAGTAGCAAAGCTCTTTGGCATATTCTGTAACTAATTCACATTTATACCTAGCGTGCTTCATTTGGAAAAATAATCCTGCTGCTGTAGTGCTTTTACCTGCTCCAGGTCCAGCCCATAAGTTTATAACTACGGTCATTGTTTCCACCTCATAGCTATTATATAAAATTTAGCATGATAAATATAAATTTCACTTTTCGGATGAAATCCATAAAAAAAGTCTACCTTCATTTAAGGATCTCCTTAAGTAGTGGCTTAGGATCTACATCGTTTATAGGCGGACCTTCCGACCTCGTATATTCTCGACACGTTCCGTCTGCTCTAAATTCAGATTTAGTACTAGATCCTAACTGTCTTAATTTAAAATAACATTCATTTTCAGTTTTAGCAAATATAAAAAATGATTTATAATCGTGCCATATCCAGTCTGATTCTAGCTTTCTTTCTACATCTACTACCGCATAGTAGCCTTGCACAGTATCTTCACAGCTTTTATTTACATTTTGCTGATTATTGCCCGCCATAAGCATACCAACTGCCATACCTAATATAAAACTCATTTGACCTCCTTTTTAGAATCACATTTATTTTCTTTGATTGAATACTGCAATCATTTATTTACCCTTTTTACTAGTGTGTCGATATACAAATCTAATTCTTTTAGTCTATCGTTGTATTGTTTCCAATAATGGTTAGGTATGTGCATATTAGTATCTGTAACTAATTCACTAACCAAATTTTCAACTTTAGACACTAAATATTTTAGTTCTACATTCGGATTTACGTCTGTGTGTGGTCCGTCTTTACTCATTATTTACCCTTACTGCTTGCTGTAACTAATAATATAAACAATAAAAATAAGCAAAAGAAAGCAAAAAATAAAGTGGTTCCTTCGTGGTTATATTGAAATGTTGCACACTCAGATTGCTTGCCATCTATATAAGTACATTCCGTAATATATTTACCGTCTTTTGATATATCATATTTAAATGTCATACTAGAGGATTCATCACTAGTACTGTCTGAATGTCCGCCTATGTGCGAAGCTGCCGCCGCTGCTGCTATAATTACTGCTGTCATTATATAATCTCCTTTACTCGTGTTTCAGATGCTTTACCTTGAATCAATTTAGGGAACATCTGAATCAATACTGCTGCATTTACAACTATTAAAGCAAAAGTAGCTTGATGCTTCACTAATGTACCTAAATCCATACTACCAGACATCAACTTAGGAATCAATATGGCATAAGGTAAAACAGCAACTATTCCTAGTTGTAACTTGGTAAATAGCAAATACTCAGTCCTAATTCTAGCAGCCTTCATCAGCGTACTGTTAACAAAGCTAAGTAATCCTATGTCAGTAATAGAAGCAACCAAACTAGTACGAAAACAGGCTTCAGCTTGCTGACTTGATATTTCAGCAGTAGTTAGCCGGGGATTAAACTTTAAGGCAATGAAGACGCTTACAGAGGCATAGATTAAAGCACAAATAATTAGTGTAGGTTCACTCAAATTTAGTAAAAATAGTTGCATTAAGATTACTGTACTCACAATGTACTCACACCACACTTCTATACGTGACCAATAAGAAAGTTTAATATCTTCTTGGATCCTTTGAGGTGTATTTGAAGGTAAGCAATGTTTAAGTGACCACAAGTAGTCCTCTGGTTCCCTTGAATTATCTCTAAATTTAATATGTTCCACTATTGAACTTGTCCTTATCTCTCGATACCACAAAGAAACTTTTAAAACCATATAGCCTTTGAAAGACTGGAAAAAGTCAATAGCAAAGTAAGTTAGGAAGTATAAAAGCAATGCGATCCAGATTCCTGGAAGCTTAGAGGATAATAGGGAGAATAAATGCCCTCTGGAAACTGGTAATAGGCCGGTAAATATTGCTTCTCCAAGCAAAATGAATGATAAAAAGATTAGTAATAATTTATTATGTTTCAAATTAATTTTGTCCAATCTTGTAAGACTTTTGCAACAGCTTCTTTAAATTCATCATCTATTTTTGAGTCTTCATATTCCTTTACTAGGTCTACTAATCTATTAACTGTTATATTTAACCTATCTGACGATTCATATTCATATAACTTTTTAAATAATCTTTTAATTCCATTACCTAAAGTATAATTGCCTTGATAGTCATGTTGACAAATAGGGATGTCTACCCCACTGATCCATAGATTCTTATTTCCATATTTATCTAATTCTAATTGTAAATTAAATGCATACAACCTACTTTTCATTTTAAAACACCTCAAAGCTATTTTCTAAAAACAAATTCAACTTTATAAAATATAAACTAGTTAAAATAATATTCAAGTCATATTCATCAAATTTTAACATTTTAATTTAACCTCTGAAATCAATCCGCCTATGGTGTGGTTAACCTTATAAGAATCTTCAATAGCTTTTCTGACTTGCTCCGGTGTAGGCTTATCATATTGTGCAAGTAATGTTCTAACATTTAAAAAGCCAGATCCTAAAATTTGGGGCAATGTATCTAAATCCCATGTAATAATACTATGATCCGCTTTAGGAGAAAATAGGCTAGCTCCTCTAATATTGATAGAATAACAACCATGTTTTTTTGTGGCAACTAATGTAGATGATTCCTGTAAAATGTCTTTAAAATCTTTATGGTGTAAAAGCTTAGCCATTTTAAGAGGATCTCTTGTCCTACTTAGTAATGCTTTTACAATCACTTTTGCTGCTGCTCTACCACATGTCCCATAGATGCAATCTTTACCAGTGTGAACTTTTACGGAATTATCCGAAGCAATACCCATCCAGTCTTGAGAGGTTCTACCGTCAGCGTGCATATAATAATGATTTTCATGTTTAGATAATACAATTACTGTCATAATCTGGTTGCTCCTTTATATTTAGTTCTATGCTTTCAGATAATTTATTTAGTCGTTCTACATTTCTAATAATAGATTGATGTTGATACGGATCTCCAATGTCTATAGTTTGTAGCTTTTGATAATTTTGACGGATTTTTCCGCTGATGTCAAGCTGTGATATAATTATATGCTTAATTTTCTTTAATGATTCCTCTTCTTGCAATTTGTCGTGATCTGCATATTGGCCAGGCGAATACATACGAATTTGTAGCCCTCTATATTGTCCGTTTAAGTCAATAAAGTCAAAACGTAAAGCATGTAAATATCCAGATTTATTTCTTATTGCTTGTCTATTAACATCTACAATAATTTTTATCATTTACCTCTCCGGTCAAATATCATCAACATGCAACCTCCTGGAGGTGAACTTGATTTCTTATTAGGGTGAACAAATTTTGTTCTTCGTGATAGTGGAACTATCTTAACGCCTTCTCTCCATTTTCTTGTCGGATTCTGCTTACATAAATATTCTGAATCTTCTAAAAAATCTAAGTACTTACAACTTAAAATTGATATTGGCACTAAAATTATTAATTTAAAATACTTAGAATCTTCCCAAGCTTTTTGGATAAACGGTCCTGGATTAGAATATGGAGGGTTCATAAAAATATTTTCGCTGACTTTTCCGTCACAATGTCCTGCATCTGTAATATAAGGATCTGCCATTTTTTTCCACACTTTTATCATATCTGTTTTTAAATAGTCATATGTATCATGACTTAAACAGTTATGAGATTCTAATATGTTACTTTCACATGTTATAGCTTTTTGAGCAGCTACTAGGCAATTCTTGATATTACAACAAGCATCCCAAAAGAACGGCCCCTCGTTTTTATCTAACCATTCATATAAGTCTAATGGGGTTTGCCAACAATCTTTATCTACTATCATTTAGTGTTAACCTCAATTTTTACACATTCTTTACTTGCTACAAATTCATTTTCCCAATATGTATTAGTATGAGTTATTAACCCTGCTCCTTGTGAATCATCTTTAAGCTTACCTAATTCGCAAGATATTAAACCGGAATAATTAGAAGCAGGATAAGACCTAGTCGACTTTAAATGTCCATCCATATCTACTATAATCAAATGAATCATTAATAAATATGTGGTTATCATATTGGTATCCCATGAGCTAGTGCATATTGTTTAACACGCTGCATTTCAGATTCAAGTTTTGCTACTCTATGTTCTAAGCCTGCATCATCAGAATAAGACATACTTACACAAGAATAGGTCATACCAACAAATACCAAAAAATAAAATACAGATTCTTTTAAACTTTTCATACAATCCTCTATTCTTGATAATATCGAATCGAAGCGATTTCAGAGCATAAATTTATTATACCCTCACCCTTTTTGTATTTAGGTGTATCTAAAATAACTTTTTCATATCCCGATTCCGGTAAGGCATTTAATTTAGCTTTTAAGCTCTTCAAAGCCTTTAATCGAAATTCAAACAGTTCTTTTTCTCTTTCTATTCTTCTTAACTCTCTATTTTTCTTGGCTTCTTGATATACACGTTTAGCATTTTTTAAAGCGTCTACATATTGATTAGATGTTAATCCTAATCTAATAGCTTCTTTATCGTCATAAGTTTTACCTTGAATAGTTATTTTCATCACTTCACCTGCGCTATACATTGAGTATGCGTATCAGGTCCAGCATGTGCTAAAACTTGATCCGCCGCTGCTTTGCATTCATATTCAGACGTAAAAACTGTTTGTGCTTGAGGTAATAAAATAGTGCCTGAACTCGTAGCAATGTAAATAATCAATAAATATCCACTAATCATTTTTCTTCGCCTTATTCAACTCACCTTTTAGAATTTCTACAAAATGCGCCATAAGTTCGGCAATAGAGACACCTTTCTTTGCTGCAAGTGCTTTTAAGACCTCTTTAGTCTCTTTGTGCACTAATATATCAACATATTTACTCATTTTACATCCCCTTTAATCGGCTGACAATGTGCTAATATTTCATAGCTTTTTAATTCTGACATATCCCTATGAACATGTAAGCAAGCGTTTTCATCTGAAAACACTAACTTCTCACTCACTTGATAGTTCTCACCTGCTGGACTGCTACCATATATCATAAATAATAACAGAAAGTGTGTCATTTTGGAACCTCTATCCAACCGGGATTAATCATAATAGGCGGATCATCATGTTGCCTTAACTTTTCAAGAACTTTTTCTATTTTATTATCTCTCTGCTCTTGTGTAGTAGGTTCTTGACACTCAGATAAAATATAATTCACATGGGTTTTATCAAACCCTGATTTTAACTGCTGCCTATAACTCGCACACTCTGCTTTAGTATGAAACTGGAATGTGTGCATAGTAGGCGGATTAGTCGGGGGTATTCCCTCTAAAGCTAACCCTATTGCAATTACCTGTAAAAGAATCATAATATCACCTCTAATCAATCAACTCGTCAATATCGTCAGTAGGATATCCCAGAGCTTTTAAAAACCCAGAATAAACCCTATGTAGTTCAGATACACCATTTCCATGTTTACCCATTTCTACATTTATTTCCACATCTCTATAATACATATCAGATGATTTATCATATAACTCACCTGTTAAGGGATCTGTATTGTCTTCTTCGTCGTACCACATTCTTATAACCATTTTAGCCACGGCCATTCCTCTTTAATTCATTTAATACCACATTAACATTTTTATTGGTATTAATCAACATTAGGTATACTATAAATAATGACACCACAACAAACATAAATGCTATCATGATACACCTCGATTTGCATGTCTAAATGCTTTTAAAAGAGTGATTAAATTTTCATCTGGTAAATATACTAATCCAGCTTGTGTGCATAACTGCTCATCATCAATCTCTATAAATTCGAAATAATGTTCTAATGCTGATAACTTATCCTCGACTGCTTTAATTCTATGACAGGTTTTCAACTCTTTAGATTCTTTTTTTGCTAGATATTTATGAATTGCTCTATACAACCAAATAAAAGATGCAATCATAATCAAGTCAGCAATAACTAATCCTATTGCAACTAGTCCATGATATGTATGATAATCCCTTGATGCATCCCCCCAGAGCCATATAAGATCCGCCGATGTTGCAAATAAGTCTCCTAGACCTATCACGAAAGCTGCTACCGTTGCATATGCAAATGGCGTACTAGAATGAAAAAGCTTGTGGTGTATATTTTTTATCATAGCACGTTTGCACTTTTAGCTTTTTTAATTCTTATTAGTTCCTTGCGTGCAAATGCTTTCATTGATTCTACCAACTTTTGATGTTTTTTGTCTTTATCACTCATGGCACAAACTCCAAATATCAATCCTCTATACTCAAACTATAGCAAAAAGATATTTGGAGTCAATAGACCATACGTCATATATTTATGAGGATATCATCATTTTAAAGCGTTCCATCATGCTTGGCTCCCTTACTTCCATGGTTCTTACATATGCCACTCGACCTCTGCAATTCATGACAGTATCGTTAATATCTGCATATGTCCCAATACCCTCAATAACTTTAACTTGATTCATATCTTCATCAAAGTATTCTATAATAAACTTACATTGTCTGTTACGCATACATACTCCTATTCTCAATCCCTGAAATGGTTTATTCCTTACCCCATATCGTAGCATATAAATATAAAAGTACAACCCTTGATTTAAAAAATTAGTATGCTATCATTAATAGTAAGAGAGAAAGTATTTAGGAGAAAGTGTCATGAGAAAATTAAATGTAGGTACACAAGCCAGATTTAACTTATCAAAATTAGTTTACACAATAGTTGACATTAGCGATAATAGAGTGACTTTAAAAAATAATAGTGTACATTCATGTGAATTGGATGTAGCCGAAAAAGATTTTGATAAACATTTTACTGTATTATCACAAGATGTCTGGGAAAGCAATTTTTGCAAATAAAGGTGATTTATGAACTATGAGCATATTAAGCCAGGTATGTATTTAAAGCACTTAGGATTTGGACTAGTGATAAAAGTTATTCAAAAATCTTCAATTCATGAAGATGCTTTTTTCTGTGAAGTAGTAGAAAAAGGAATGACACTTAAGACACTTGGATGTAAGGCACATTATAAAAAACACTTATTAGAAGATGACAGACTTATACAAGTAGAATATTCATCTTAGGAGTTTATATGCCAGCAGTATTCTTACCAATTTTTATACCGTATGATTCAAACACTAATAAATATAGTGAATGTAAAATGCTTGTGGATACGTGTGATAAAAATCATATTTGTATTGTTAAGTATGATTGCGCTCCGCCTTCACATACTGCACAATATATAATTGTAGGTGTTTTATTTATAATTTGCTTGGTCATAGTAATACATCTAATAAAATACTCTTAGGGGGTTTTATGTGTAAATTATGTTGTAACCATGATAATATTTATAAATTACAGTTTATTGAAGATACTTATAAGTGCGAAGATTGCGGAAAATGGCTAGATAAGTCTGACCTATTCCCTGAAGATGAAAAGATGAAAGAATACGAACTTTACAATATGGAAGCGGGTGACATATGACAGATAATCTATTAAAACCTTTTGATTTCAGTATTGGAGATAAGGTAATTAAACGTGGATGCACTGGAACATTCGAAGTTACAAATATTAGACCTGATAGTGTGACTTTAACGGAAATAGTTTTTGGTACAAAAGTTGACTTTGCTATTAATCTTGATGCATTCGAAAGAGATTACTTATTTTTAAGGCGTGATATTAAGCAGCCTTCGATTTCTATTGATTTAGAATCCAGTTAGCCCATATTTTATAGAGCTTCCTATTAAATACTCGTCTCCATATATAACCTCTAACCACACTAACCGTCGTTAAAATAATAGTGGTCCACATGTTTTGAATTGGAGTTATACCTATATGAAGCATAGGAGCTAAAAATAGTTCCATAATAGCATAGGCGATAATCATTCCTGATCCTACATTACACATTTGCTCTAAGGCTGATTCTAACTTTGTTTGGTGTCCGCCTACGGCGGGTTGTTTTAAAGGTTTAATCATATTGTTATTATGTGCTTTCCAAAATTGTCTTTCTAACTCATCTTGACTTTTTTTCATTTTATAACCTTACCATTTTTATCTATTCGTCCTCGTGCCCTAAGCGTATATTCCATCAAAGCCCTAGTAGCTAAATGCAGCAATGGATCTAATCCGCTTTCTTTGTCCTCTCTTAATTCTCTATAAGATTCTAATAAGTGGTGAGCCATGCTCCTATGATTCATATGCACGTCAAAATGATTTCCATATAACCAAGAATTAGCGCCATATTTTTTTGCTCCATTTTTAAGTATTTTTAGCACATGGCTAAATTCTTCAGGGACGATACAGTCTTCAAACTTTGCTTTTTCTTTAGGTCGCTCTATAGGTTGATAACCAAATCTTTTTGAGCAATATCTACAAGATCCTACAAACTTCCTATCTGATTGATCACACATACCATTTGGACTAAATGCACATTCTCTCCTAAAAGTGGGGTTATTCGGATTCATCTTCTTCACTCCTAGGTTCAAATCCTAATCTTATAATTATTTCTTCAGTCAATTCTAAAATATCACAAGGATCATTATTAAACATAACAATATCCTCAATTGCATAAGCCAGAGCAAAGGCTATAAAAGCGTCTGATTTTTTCTTCGGACCTTTCTTCATGGTATATGAATAGTCAAGTTTGCCTTTGTGTTTATACACCTCTAACTTTAAAACAGTCTGCTTCCTTTCTTCTTCTCTTTTCTTGTGATACTTCTTAAAGTGTATAACATTCTCGCCTACTGGCTTTTTAGATTTCATTTCTTTTTATCCTTAGACAATTTTATAGACTCTGTTTGTCTTAATGGTCCCATACTTGACATCCGACTGCAAGCAGCTTTAAAAACTTTTTTCATTTTAGATAAATATTCTTTTTCAGTCTTACAATCTTTCATGTCTAAGGCTGCATATGCTGATGATAAACACTCCATACCTGAACCAAAGAACATAGGTAAGGCTGAGTGCTTATAGGTAGATAGATTAGCTCTATATACCGTTTCTTTCTCTGAATCCTCATTGAAAATAGCAAAGTCAATGGTTTTAATGTGGTCAGACGTGGCTATAATAACTGATCCGTCGCCTTTGACCTTATTTAAATGCTCTTGTTCAAAGTTGCCTTCCAAAATAAGTGTTTCACAACTATCTATAAGGTGAGCTTCTCCACAATTAGTTATAATAGTTTCTTCGTCAAGCTTTCTTATTTTATCATCTGTATCTGAATAAATCCATCCGTGATCATTACCAGTTAATCGACCATCCGCAAATACAAAAACAGTGTCCATAAATTTATCTATTACTATACCTGTCATTATACACCATCCTTTTTATTATTATTATATAGTACATTCTTATAGTGCTGCAATTCTTGTATTATAGACTCTAACTCTTTTTTACTAGTAATAACATGGTCTAAGTCTTTAGTATAAGATTTGTAAATATTTATATAAACCTTTTTGTCTGATATACCTATCATGATGCTCATTGATCACCACCTTCTAGCTTTTTTAATTCTCTTTTATATCTTTCATCACTTCTTTTTGTCTCAATATGAAATCGTGTCATATATTCAGATTCACTAAAACCATTATCTGCTAAATACTCTAATATTTTATCGTCTCTATTTGACCTTTCTACATCTTCTTTTATATAGACTAGTGCTAGTCCTTTATTATATTTCAAATTCTTAGGATGTTTTAAAACTAATAGTGTATTTATAAAACTATCGTCTTGTATCAACTCTAAAAACTTTAATCCGTCAAGAAGTGGCTTTATATAGTTATCTACGTCTCTAGTTCTTCTATCCGGCGGGAACAACTCTATTCTAACTTTTATTGGTACTGCTATTGGATCTAAATCATCATTAGCATGTAGTTCTATAATTTTTTGTTTATATTCCTTACCCGTTTTAGTTAAAAACTTTTGTCCGTGTGTCTTGCCTTGACAATAAAGTGAATTAATGCTAGGGGGCCAAGGAAAAACAAATTTTCTAGGTAGCTTAGCCATCGTCGTTTTCATCCGTGTTTAGTGGTTCTAGTGGTGGGAATCCAGCATCAATACGTGCTTCTAAAGCTTTTTGAAATCCATATTGCTCTACAAAGTGAAGCAGCTTCCTTGCTTCATATCCAATTGACGATCCTACATCGGCGGCCCTCTCCATATTATCAAGCAATGAAATGATTTCTTGATAGTACATCGTACTTTTTCGCTCATTCATTATGTATACCTCTGAACTCTAGTTTCAGTAAACCAAGCCGGCTTAGTAACTGGATGTTTTTTGTTAGTACAATGCCAGATTTGACGCTTACCAGATGGAGTTCTTCTAAAACCTCTCTTCTCCAGCTTCCAAATCATCTTTTTCTCTTTACACCAATGACAAACAGTTCCATTAGCTAATATATTACAGTATGCCCGAAGCTCAGGAATATATCTAGCTGATTTTCTTTTCACCATATTAGTATCTACAATATCTTTTTTACCATATCGTCGCATTTTAGATAATGCTTTTTCGTCGCCTTCTTCAATTTTAAACCAGTCGTCCCTAAACATTCTAATTTTACCAGATCCGCCTAAAAACTTATTTAGATAATCTAAGGCAAATGAGTTTAGATACATATTCTTTCGTATTAACTCTTCGATGTCTCTATGTGTAAATTCTGGTAATGATGGCAAGCCACAAAACATCAACCTACCTGTGATATAAGGAATATCAAATCTCTTACCATTCTTACTGTAAATTATCAAGTCATTAAACGAATATAAAATATAAAGGAACTCTTCAAGCAAAAAGCGATCCCGATCCTCCCATCTTCGCCAATCCCACTCAACCGTATAAACATCTTTTGCTCTACGTGCTGAGACGTGGGCAATTTGAATCATGATGATGTTTCGTTCTCTTGTTATTTGGTCATAGCCTACATACTGTTTTCTAGCACACGCATAATTTTTAACTTCATTATGACAGCTTTCAATATCTACGGTTATTTCCAGTGTCCCGTTTTCATCTACATGCTTTCTTAGTGCCGCTACAATCTCTTTTGCTCTTTTAGTTCCTTTCATGCATCACCTTATTTGTTTATTTGTTGGTTTTGTGCATCTGGTACACCATTCCACGGTTTTTGAGGAGCTGGAATATTTCCAACGTGGCAAAAGTGCTCCATATATCCTATGCGTATTTTATTATCAGGATGTTGATCTCCGCCATCATTACCAAATTGTGACAATACTTTTTTAAAAAACCCTATTCCTGCACATGGATCATAACCGGCTAAATGCATGAGTTTAATAGAATATAAATCAGCGTCTAATTCTTGCCACTTAGGTAAATAGTTATGACCTCTAGTATGGCCTAAAACATTGTGCCCTAATTCGTGTCCTACAATAAAGGCTATACACATTGCATCATGACCACAAAATTTAATATCTTCTCGTGCTATATAAATAGTTCTAGTCTGATTAGTATATGAACCCGGAACATCTGCCACTATTACCCGTGTATCTGGCGCTACATCCCGAATGTGCGACAGTTCTACTAGTCTATCAAAAATAATTGCTCCTTGTCTAGTTGGTGATACTGCTTGAGCAGTTCCTAAAATACCTAAACTCAAAAATACCGTGGCAAGAGTTGCCGTGATAGCTTTCTGCATTGTAATTAACCCTTAGTTTGTTTCCAGGAATGACCATGATCAGCAAGAAATGTATCAATCTCTTTAATTGTGCTTTTGATAGACGCTTCTATTTTAAAAATAGTTTCAGGATCTCTATCAATTCGCACAATATATGATTTCATTTCTTCGGGTAATCTAGGATCAAAAGACATAAAATCACACCATAGCCGATTAGTGACATACATTTGAAATTGCATTTGCATGTAATATTTTTTAGGAGGTCCGTCTAACATATATCCAATATGTGTTTTAGACATAGGACATTTAATCTCTATTAATCCGCCTTTGTCTACTAATCCGTCGGGTGAGCATCCTACCTTTTCCGATTCATCCTTATAAACAAATCCAACTTGTCGTACCTTATTTCCTGTTTTAGATTCGTAATATAATCTAGCTTCGTCTTCGGTATCAATACCCCACTGCATATACTCATTAGTCGGAAAAGGTTCAGGCTGTCCGGTAACGATTTCAGCAATCATTTTATTGACAAACCCTTTTCTTTGTGCCGGAGTCATAATATATTCACAAGCACTAGCAGTTAAAACCCCTAACCTTGCAGCATACCACTCCGGTGATCTTTGTTCCATGTCTAATATAATCATAAATTAATATCCATAGTAATACCTCATTTATATTTCAATTCAGTTGAGTTTTTATCTTTCCAGTAATTGCGGGAACTTAAACAAATGTCTTTTGACCAATAGTCCTTGATTTCGGCTTCTACTGCCACTCTGACTGAAGTCAATACACTCTTCATTGAGTCTACCATAATTTCGGCGCATCTGTCAACATGTTTTTGTAAATTATTATTGTCTTTAATTTCAAAGATATATTCATCATGAATAAAAGCGAGTGGGTACACTTCATCGCATTCAGCATACTCTTTGAAGATATTTACCCCTGCTTTTTTTGCCCCAACCGCTGAGGGAGCTTGCATCAAAAATCCATTAGTAAAAGCCGTGTATGTGCAGTAATCCCGTTCTACCCCTAAAGTTTTATATTTGTAATATGGTTCCTTTTCCCATTCTCCATACTCATTTTTAGTGTATCCAAATTCTCCATTAACATATTTCAAGTGGCCTTCTTTGAGAAACATTTCAAGCTCTGGATATAATTTAAATAAAATCTTTTTGAGCTTAACAATTTCATCAAATACGACTGACCATTCTTTTTTACCTGTTCGCTTAACTCTGATTGATGGATATTCTTGTTGGTATTTTCTGACAAGTCTTCTTGCAACAACTTCGTATTGACATCTTTGTAATATGTCGAAAGGTAGGTTAATTCCTTCCTTGTTAAACTGCGTTCGAATTGTATCGTACCCCATTCCACCTGGTACACCCAAGGTAACTGGCTTTCCCTTTTGTCGATATTCTTTCCAGCCTTCTTTCTTTTTGTTTGCGACATATTCATCATATAATATAACCCTTTTAGTATCTGAACTCATTAACTCACATGCAAAAACAGAATGTAAATCAGTAGGACTAGTGCCACTGTTAATAAGGTCGCACATATTAGATTTACCATAGACAGAATACAACTGATTAGCACATGATAGTAATTCAAGGTTATTATAGTCGATTGTGACAAGTTTAAATCCTTGTCGGGGGATATAACAATTTCTGATGTCCCATGTAACACCTTTAAGGCCACGAGGTTGTTGCTGTATGTTGACCGAAGGGTAAGCAGTCGTAGCACGGCTGCTAGTTCTACCCGATCTAACAATAGCGTTATAACCAGTCCTAATAACTGGATCTGCCGTTTTAAGCCTTGCCACAAATGCTGTCTTAGCTTTTTCATATTGTCCAATATATCTAAATGCTTTAATAATTTCATCTTCTTTTTCCAATCCGTAAAAGTCTAATGCTTCACCTGATACTTGCACCGCGCCTTTATCGGTTCTCATTAAATTGTCAAAATTCTCTATAATATATTCTTGTAATATCTTTACGTTTTTAGAAAGCTTTCCTTTCTTATCTCTCTTCATAAATCCTTGTGACTCTAGATTGTGATAAGTAGGGTTTAAAATATCATTAATTTCTTTATCAAGGGTTATTACCCGTTCTTTCTCAATTAGTATACCTCTTGATGCAAACATATTTAAACAAAATGATGCAAGCAAGTGGGTTTTATAAATAATTCGTGGGTTTGTTCTCATTTGAGTTTCGTATATATCCCTAGCATATACAGAGTCCATGATTGCATAGTCTTTTGCTTCGTCAGGCCACTCACTAAGCGGAATACCATCTAGCTCACTATATCTTAATCGCCATGCATCCGGTTTTTTCTTGTCCTCTGATATATCTTTTTTATAATATTTTAAAACAAGACCTGCTAAAGATTTATCTCCCGATTCTTTTTTATCTAAATTATCTAATAGTTGTTGATATAACTGCGTACAAAAAAAGTTTCCATCTTCTATATGTTTTACTAGAAGTTTTCTAAGTTTTGGAAAATGTTGATATATTACCATTGTTTCAAATGTAGCATTATGAGCCACAAGCATTTTGTTTGCTTCCATTTGTTTTTTTAAATAACTTTCCATGTCTTGACCTATTAATAAACCTTTTTTTCTATCTTCGGCCCACGATAAACAAACAGGCTTTGGAATTGGTGATTCATTACTAATCAAATAGCTTTCAAAGTCTATTCCTATAGCCATTATTATTTTTACCTCATAAAAAAACCCATACAGACTACAATTAGAGTAGTAGTCTATACAGGCAAAGTGATTACTTCCATGTCTAAATGAGAAAACTATTTAAGCATGTTTCATTTTTAGTGCTTTCTTAAGTTCGTCTTCGTCAACTGGTTCGGCTCCTTGGTACTCTGTAATATCAAGTAATTGGACACCGGCCAAATTAATACCGCCGCCTTTCCCGGACTTACCTTCAAATGTGGTTACTAAAATTCTAGCGGTTCCACTTTCTACCATAGGAATATGTTCAGTTTCCAGGGTATCATTTGACTTGTCAAAAACTTTAGGTTGATCCTTAGTTCTTGCATTGACAATATAATTCCCCTCTTTTTTGACCGCTGAATTGCCTTCTGAATCTTCAGTGACCACTAGAGCTTTGTTAACTTTCTTCAGAGCTTTTTTAAACTCCTCAGCGCCTTTTGCATCACCGTCAATTTCAATCCTCATTGAATATTCAAGATTTCCCGTAAATGAATTTTTACGTGCAGATCTCAAACTAGAAAACAGGATTTCACCTTCAGGTGAGGTTAAGATTTTACTTTCAGTCATGTTTTTTTGTCTCCTCAGACATTAATAAACAATTTCAATCATATATCAGATTTAGAAATATGTCAAATATTTTTACACATGTGCTTTTATAATCATGCCAGTATAAATATATTTAAACAATGTTTCTATATCATCAGTAGGAACGGCCAAACATCCTAATGACCTTCCAGTGCGTCCATACCCTATATAGTCGGCTTCATGAATTACTATGGCTCTACTTCTTACATTATCATTCTTGCCTGGTTCAAGACCGTCAAGACGATAACTCAGTCCATGTTTACCATAATAACTCTCACCTACTCTTAGTTTTCCTAAACTCGATTCTCCGCTTCCGTTCTCATTAGAAAATCTTGTAGCATATAGCTCTCCAGAATTTCTACCGTGTGTTACCCAAGTACAGTATATAGCTTTAGAATGTTCCATAACACATAGTCTTTTTTCAGAACTTGGTTTAGAAAAATCTACATCTATATATCTATTCTCATTATTATGTCTATGATACATAAAAGTACCAGACATTACCGCCAATATAGCAGCAGTTCCAATTAAGGTTAATTTCATCTATTCCGCCTTTTCTCGTAATATTTTTCAAATAATAAACTATCGAGTTCTCTAAGGCCGTTTTTGTTTTCTTCTACCTTTTTAACAATCTCGTCGATCTCTTCAGGTTCTAATGTTTCATACCTCCCGAATAAATTTAAATATTTATTATAAACACTTTGTTTAGTATAAGTTAAAATGGTTCTAACTTGCTCACTGTTATATTTTTTAAGTTCTATGCTACATACAATCCTTGCTGAAAATTCCTGCATAAAACCTAATTCGTCTAATTTTTCTTTCCATGGTCGATTATCAATATCAATTTTATAATTAAATCCAATATGTTTTTTTGATGCTTCTTCGTTTCTTTGAGTTTGGAAGCTTCCTGACAATAGTATCAAACTATTATTCACATTGTCAAGTTTTTTATTTTTCTTACTGTCATAATGATCAGTCATATGGTGATAATCGCCATCTAGTAATTCTAATAAGCTTAATTGTAACTCTTGCTTAGCTCCGTGGTGTCTTGTGACTAATTTGTCTACTTCGTCTAAATGAAGTATTCCAAATCCTTTTGGATTAGTATTCAAATACTCTTCTATATATTGTGAAAGGTTTGTTCCGTGCCATCCCTCAGCACTAACAGTCGAGCAATCAATTTTTTTATATGGTAAATTCAATGACTCTGCAAATTTTCTAACTGTGAATGTTTTTCCAAATCCGGTAGGTCCAGTAATTAAAGCATTAACTCTCGGTAGGGATTGCTTTCTAATATCATGTTTTTGTGCAAACATTTGTAGTGTATACATATGACCTATAAAAGCCAATAAGTCTAAAACTTCCGGCTGACCATGCACATATTCAGACATATAATTTTTAATAGCACTTTCATAAATAATTTTAGGCCAAGCTTCAGCGGTTTCTGATTGTTTTTCGTCAGTCATGCATATACCTTATTTAAATTTTCAATTTAAAAAATTAGCTTCCCATGCACATACCTACTATCTCTTGTGTTCCTCTCTTAGACCTTCCTAGTGCTTGTAATCGTTTAGATCGTGCATCTTCACAGCGGTCTTTAGCATTCCATCCTATAAAAGTTTCCGGGTGATGCATTTGAATATCAGTTTGCAAAGTCATTCCTGGCTTCATTGATAAGGCTAATGTAAAATTAGCTAAAAAATATAACATACTCATTGGTTTAAAGCTCCAATTAAAGATAAAAATAAGTAAACAATCACCACACTTGCAAACCCTAGTATAAATGGTAATACGCAATTATGCAAAATAAAATACATGTATATACCCCTGTTGACAATCTCAGTAAAATGTGATATACTTCCCTTTATTCGTGCCCAATAAGGTGATCCAATGCCACTAGATATTAAAAGTACTCTAGAAACAATATCAAAAATTAAGGATGCTGTCAAGCAATTCTTACCTCCAGGCCAACAAGCAGGTATTTTTCAACAGTTAGACTCTCTTACATCAGCATTACAACAAAATAAAGAAGACTTACAAAGTGCTGATCCTTTTCGTAACCGTGCACATGCTGCATTTACGTGGGCCGTAGAATGGATTGTAGTTTATAATTACTTTATCCGCGATGTATTTATAAATATAGTGCAACTATTTGGTAAGCATGTAGTAGTAACTCCTATTGATAATACCACAATTATTACCTTAGTGAGTTTAGTATTATTCGGCAAAGCTATTTTTAGTGGGTTTGATTTAGTAGACAAGATTAAGCAGAGAGTTGCAACCGTTGCAAAAACAATTGAGGAAAAAACAGATGATTCCAGTTCTACCAATAGCCCTACTTAGTGGCGGCATTTTAGCTTTTATTGTTACAAGTATTGCCGGATTACCCGCAATCGCATCACTAGGAACCATTATGGCCGCTATCGGCGTAATTTGGGGAGGTCTATCTATCTTTAATAAAATAAAAGTTTGTGTTAAGCTTATTGAAGCCTTAAATACATTAGTTGCTGACCTACATAAAAAATTAGAGAAATAACATGGCTAAAAACATTATTATCTGTTTTGATGGCACTGGTAATGATTTCGGTGACTCTCTCACCAATGTTGCAAAATTTGCGAAGCTATCTAAGTTTGACGATGAAAAACAAATTATATTCTATCATCCTGGCGTGGGAACTGATGGATTTTTTCGTAAGTGGACCAAAAATAGTTTAAAGTCTACAATGGGCAAAGCATTTGGATGGGGTATCGCAGATGTTTTGATTGATGCATATAAATTTTTAATGCAAACATATCAAGAAGGAGATTTAATTTTTCTTACTGGCTTTAGTCGTGGAGCATATACAGCAAGGGCATTTGCCAGCATCATACATAAAATAGGTATTTTATATCCTGGAAATGAGCATTTAATAGGATACTTAGCTAGACTATACCTAGAAAACACCTCTGAGACTGCTAAATTTGAAGGCTCGTTATGTCGCAAATGTCAAATACACTTCTTAGGTATATGGGACACTGTTGACTCCAGAGGAGAAGCCGATAAAAAATTAAATCCATTAGATGTTACATTATATCCTGATGTCACATTCGCCTATCATGCATTATCAATTGACGAAAAACGTTTTATGTTTAAACCTGTGTTATTAAATGAAAATCCAGATGAACACAAAGTAGTTGAACAAGTCTGGTTTGCAGGTGTACACGCTGACGTAGGCGGCGGAAATCCTGAAAGTGGATTATCTGATATATCACTACAATGGATGTTAAAAAAGGCTAGTGCTTGTGGTTTAATATTAGATGATAAATATCAAGAGACAATTAAGCCAAATATATTTACTAAAATCTGCGAGTCCTACAAAGGGTTTTATAAGTTATTCTGGAAGCCTTATCACAGACAAATACCAGAAAATGCAAATATTCATGATTCTGTATTACTACGTGAAAAGTGGGTAAAAAATTATACTATTTCCCTACCGAAAAAATTTGACGTTGTTGAGTTTTAAATTGCTCTTTAGTTGTATATTTTGAATCAATCATCATATACCAAGAATAATTTTGACTATTCCAATAAGTTTTAGTTTTTCTAAAAATAATCCATACGTTTGTATTCCACCAAATCATACCAGGTAAAAAATTAGAATTTGCTAAAAATCCTATATACATTTAATCACCAATAAAGTTATACTAATGCAAATTGCTATCGATATAATAATGGGTACATAAATATAAGCGTTCGAACAATACCAACAAGGGTTCATGTGATAACAATCTCCCCTACAGCATTTTTCATGTCGATTAAACATAATACCTCCAATAATAAAGCCGGATATACCGGCTTTTACTCTACTTATTTTTTTCGTCGTTTGAGTTGGTTCGACGTAATAGGTTAGCTTATCTATTTATTCAGTAGATTTCAATATCATAACTACTTTCTACCTTAATTAAAGTTTAGCCTATATCTTTTACTATGTCAAATTCTTAATTAAAGTTTAAACATATCCAATTTCCAACCACTTCCCGACCATCGGCTATTGACATTTACCCCAAAATAGTGTAAACTGAAGAGGCGAATCAAGGGTATACCCCCCTATCGGATGGGCGTGTAGTACCACGCATTATACTCGCATGTACCTAACACTTCCTCACACTTCCTACCTCTTCTAACCAACCCCCCTTATATGCTATTTCCTAACAATATCAACCACTTACCTACCACTTACCTACCACGTACCTACCACTTATCCTAACACATAGTGCCACTTCGTACCAGGTCAAGCCATGTGCATGGCATTGGTGATAGGTCATCTCTCTTCGTGTCAGGTCACACCAATCAACATGGGTTTGGTGATAGGTCACTTCATGCTAAATAGGTCACTTACATGTTAGGTAAATGCCACTAGGTCGTGTACCTGCCCCGGATCCCCCAAAGCGTGCATGTGCAACGTCTGACCTTCCCTCTAGTGTGCATATAAACACAGCACATGTGTATATACAATTAATATTGATGAGTGAGTGAACGCTCACCACTAGACTTTTCATAAAAAGTGTGGTACAATATCCATGTACTATAGGGTTGACAGCCTGTGTGTCTATGTGCCTATGTAACCGGATACCGATTACCTACACTCTTAAGCACTGTTACTAAATGACTGTACGATGTGCCGTACCGGGTGCAATTGCACCGATGGTTATACACCCTTTCTACGTCCAACTGCCTTTAGTGAGTAATCGCTCACTCACTTTTCACAGAAAAACACGTGCATATAGTGTAATTACCCCTTAACGCGCTTTAGACTCACCCCGCACACACTCCATACACTACGTGTATGGAGTGTG